TTCAATGTAATTATCATAATACATTTTTTCTTTTTGTTCAAAAGGTTTGTATCCTTTTTTGTTACGTTCTTCTTTTAAATGATATTTGATGATTTTATTCATATTTAAGTATATGAAATCATCTTCATTTAATATAAATGATTTACTGTAAGCATTATCAAAATGAAGATTTGAGGGATTATAATAACGTTTGGAATGATTTTCTTTATAGAATGAATCTTTTAAAAACAATGCACCATGTTCAACATCTGACACATCAGTACAAAACTGGTAATTGTCTGCATAAGGCACAACTTTAATATTGGTTTGATAGTCATTCAAGTGATACATGACTTTAATAAAATTATAAGGGGTTTTGATATAGAAAAAGTTTCCATTACTTGATATATGCTTACGCAACGCATCATCAGCTAAATTAAATATATTAAAATCAAATTCACCCGTTGTCATTGAATCATTATCTGAGTTAAAAGCACGTGTGTTTCGATTTTCGTTTGAATGTTCGTTTCTTCTCATCTCTAACATGATATTACCATATTGACGCTTACTATTCATCGCAAATTTTGAGTGATGTTGCAGCTGTTCATATATATTTAAGTTAGAGAGTAGGGGGCTTGAAAAGTTAACAGCATTACCTAACAAGACAATCTTTGGTATTTTAATATAATCAATATTCCCATGGTTTCTATCTATCGATTCATAAATCGTTTTTAACTTTTCCCACTCATCTATCAAGTAGTCACTTTCTAATGCTAGAAACTCATCGTATATGATAATTGGGAAGTTCTTCATGAAGTTGGAATGATATTTTAAATCAGTCGCATTATTGAGATGTGTAATAATCCCTATTTCTTTATCACGATATCCCACAGCAATATAATCTTGTGTGTTTCTAAAGAATAGCTCATTATCGTTAAAATGTTTTTGTTCGATACAAATGCGTTCTAATAATTCTCTATAAGCATCACGCAATGTGTGGTGTCTAGCAAGTAGCGTAAATTTGATGTCTAAATCAATAGCTAACTTCATAAAAAAGGCAACATAGTTGAATGTTTTTCCGTCTGACCTATTAGATATAGAAATTAAAAAATCAATATCTAAGTTCATTAAATCATCAGCAAGTTCAATTTGGTTATATTGCTTTGGAATAGATCGTCTAAATTTAGTAACAAAGTTTTGATATTCTTTAACTTCATTCAGTCGTGACTTTTTCATGTTGTCCCTCCTTACTTGAATAATAATCAATAATATCTTGAATGTTTTCAAACATATTTTAACCTACCCGTCTGACGTAATAGACTACATTGTATTTTACTCGCTTTTCATTTACAATACTATCTACTTTTGTAGCATCTTCAAGTTCTTTAAATAGTTGTTCCGTTGATTTAATAAAGTGTGATATTTCTTGTGACCCGTCATTTTCTTTGACGGATTCTTGGAAGAGGTGACGTTTGTGCATATTCCCTTTTTCTTCCCAAACATAGTCCAATTGTTTATAGACATTTTCTATTTCTGTTAATTTTTCTTGATTTTTTCCACTCACTAAACTTTTAGCATCAATATAACTTATCTTTTTAGGTCGAGGTAGTTTGACTTTACCTTTTTCCACAAATAAATTATTAAATTTGTTATATTCATGTATATATTCTTTTTGTAATTCTTCATCATCAAATAAAAATGTAAAACCATCACGTTCATAGGTTGATTGTTTTTTTGTTGTTGCTTCACGAAAAGCATTTGAACGTGCAATACGATTACTTTTGTTCCCTCTTTTCATTGTCTACACCTCAATCAAAATTTTTATGATATGTTTCTACAATGCGATAATACATCATTTCATGACCCCATTTTGTTGGGTGTAAACCGTCTTTCATAGACGATTGTCTAAATTTTTCATCATAAGGATTGATTAATGAATCGTCATAAGCGTTATATAAGGCTAATCCTAAATCTTTAGTTGCTTTCACTTGTGAATCAACATAAGTTTTTAATGTATAACCTTTTTTATTCTTATCTGTATCACGTCTTATAACTTTTCCTGTATCATCAATTTTAGCTTGTTTCGTTGGTGTAATTACAACGATTTTAGCTTTTGGGTTATTTTCTTTAACCGTTTCAACAACCTTATAAAATGCACCGATATATGTTTTTGTATCAGTAAGTTTATTACCTACTTCAACACCTGCATTTGAGTTGTATAACCAATCATCGTCAGTACCCTGTATAATCACTAATTCATTATCTTTGAGTTGTTTTGCTTGATTTAATATATTATTGTCTTTAACTTCACTCATTGTGGCACTGCTTACTGATAAGTTTTGAATTTTTGCACCTGTTTTTTCTTTGATGTAATCACCAAAGTTATATGAAGCATGCGCACCTTTACCCACACTGTCACCAATGATTCCAACAGATTTAACATATTGTATTGATGAAACGGGTGTATAGTCTTTCATCACTGTACCATTTAATGTTTTAATGGTTCTTACTTTTGGTGTATGTTCTTCTGGTGGTAGGGGTTTTGTATCAGGTTTCTTATTTGGTGGTGTCACGTCTTGTTCTGTTTTATGTGGGTATGTTCCACTCGCTTTATTATGTGGGTAAATATGCTTATTCTGATTAGCTTCATATTCAAATTGATGATACATATATTCATCAATGAGTTGTCCGTCTTTATAAATCAATATATGTGAATCATCATCATTAATTAACCAAATATCTGATGTTGTATTTAAAAATAATAAATCCTTAATAGCAATATTTTGATGTTCACGATAATTTCCGTACATATCTTTCTCTAGGAAATAGTCAATCGGTGTATTTAATGTGATTTCAATTTCTTCTATAACATTAAATAAATCATTTTTGTTTATAATATAGGTTTCTACTACTGCACTATGGTCAAATATTACATATGAACCATTATTTGAGTGAAACTTTTCAGATGTTACACCATTACGCCACGCCCAATCAACCAATTCATTTAAATGTAATTTCATTTGATGTTTAATTATCAAAATATTTTCCCTCACTTTCTAAATCATTAAGAATATGCGTAATTTCAAATAAAGCATTTTCTAATTTATCTCTTTGTTCTTTTGTTAAATCGTAATCATTGAGAGCGTTAACAATATTATAATATGCTTTAATCAAATTCATGTAATCACTCCTTTTATAATTAACGATTGAAACAAGTATTAAAGCAATTATACCATATAAACATAATCCTATTGTAACGATTGTACCAAACATATTTTTCACCTCATAATAAAAAAGGAGGCATTGCCCCCTTTATTTAAATTTTTAAAATGGTATATCTTCATCATAAATATCAATGGGTTCATTAGCACGAGCGAACGGATTACGTCTCTCATGTTCTACTTTTTTTCATATTGCACCTCTTGTTTGGCTTTTTCACTCGGTACTAAATTAATACCATGTGACGTGCGATTATATTTCTTAGATTCAAATTCATAAATTTCAAAATCAAATAAACGTTGATTGATCGCTTCAACCATTTCCTCGTCTTGTCTCATTTCTTCAATCATGTCTGTTAAGTGTTGAGGACAATTAACAATATAATCACCACTAATAATAACACCTTGGTTACCATATTTTCCCTTCGTGTTAATGAATAGTGCTTCGATAGGGTAGGTTTTTGATGAATCCAATTCACCTAATTTAATGTATTCTCTTTCTTTTTCATTGTCATAATCAAATCTAATTCCACCATTTGAATATTTGTTTAATAAATCTTTAACATATCTCATTTTAATTTCTCCTTTATACTTGTATTTGTAATAATTCATCATAAGATACTGTAATCATTTTAGATGTTCTCTTACTGTCTAATAATGTATGTCCTTCTGGAATATGCTCTAATATTTCACGTTTCGTAATTCTGTAATCTTGTTTAGGAATAAAAAAGTCATATTCTTCATGTCTATCATTTTTTGAGTAAATTGTAAAACCCTTAATTTCAACATCAATATAATTCATCAACACACCTCCATTTATCATATTTTAGTATAATATAGTATCAAATC